TTGTACAAAGAAAAACTACAAAAGTTCAGCACTTTAGTGCTGTAAAACAAGCCGTACCGCAGGTACAACCGCTGAAAGCGTAAAAAATTGTACACTACTGTGCATACTTAGAGCTAACCTACTGTACAATACTACCCATAATGATAGTGAAAGTAAAAATAAAGAGAAGTTATTTCTTCTCTCTATTTTGTGCGTACTGACATACATATAATGTTAATGCAAATGCAGACAATAATAGTATGTCACCTGTAAATATTATATCTTCCATAGTCTTTTAGTTATAATGTTCGTAAAGCTTGTCAAATAAATCTTCATTAATTAATGTAATAATTTTCTTGTAAGCTAATATTTTACCATGATGTTCGTAAATTGCTAAGCTATCATTAAATTCATTCATTTCTAACTCAAGCCTAACAACTTCATTTTCTAAGTGATGTAAAAGTAATTTCATTTCTTTATTCATAATAATAAGTTTTAGTTATACAGTATTAAACAACAAAAAAAAGAGGGCGAATAGCCCTCTGTTTAGTTACCAAGGTAAGTCTTTACCATATATTGCTTCATCTTCTTTAGCAATCTTTTCAGCATTGTCAGCACATTGTTGGCTGCCACAAAAGCGTGTAGTAGCCATTTCGCAATCAATGCAGTATAGTTCGTCTACATGGTAGATTTCAATTTCTCCAGTAAATTCATCAGTAAATACTTGATATTCTTTGTTACATTTTAAACAAGACATAATAATATAATTTTAGTTAAACATTATAGAACAACAAAAAAAAGAGGACCGAAGTCCTCTCTAAAATAATAAATGCCGTTTTCCTTATCCACGATGGCTTTCGTGCATATTGTTTGGTTACAATACAATGTACAACAACAAAAAAAAGGAGGACTATTTGTCCCCCTTAATAGTTCTACAAACTGTAGCAATTACATTACCCTCAGTATGAGGGCAAGGTAATACAGAATGTATTTTAACTTTAAATTGGTGCTTCCATTGGTTTAAAGTCTTTTGAACAGTAGCACAGTCGTCGTGCAGAATCTTGATTTCGTACATAATAATAAGTTTTAGTTAAACATGTATATAACATTGTATTACAGGCGTACATTCCTGCTCATATCTTTGATATGTCTCATCGTCTTCCCCTCCGTCTTAAAATGAAGCCTAATTTTTAAATGGATTTTTTAAAACCCAAAGCTTTTGCAACGGCATGCTCAGATGTTAGTATTATGTTAATACACAATACAATGTTATACACTATACAACAACAAAATAGCTGTGTAGAAAGTTAGAGTAGAAAGTAGCAGGGGGTGTTCTAAATTTGTAGCACCGTAGGGGCTATGTGATATAAACGTTCATCCTTACAAAAATATAAAAAAATTTTTTTTTTGTAGCTTTGCATTATGTATAACGAGAAGTATTTATATATAAGAACAAGGTCAGTTTTATCGTCTGATGATGATAATAGATCTTCTGCTTTAGTTCCTGTAAGTAATTTAAGGGGTGCTTGGAATGTAGATGGCACTTCTTTTTTTTTAACTTGGCATAGTTTGCATGATGTAAAAAAAAATGGTGGAGCTACAAGAGATTATGTTGTGGTTTTTCATAATACTGGCAAAATGCCTGATATTTTAGAAGTTTTATATAGAGAAATAGCTACTGGGGAGAATCCTATGATTGTATTGGGTGATGATGTAACTAGTGAATACCTATCATCTGAGATAACATCTATAGGTACTATAGCTGTATCTGTAGACGAAGTTTAATATGAATAGAAAGTACGCAATATTTAATAAAAGTAGCACGGATAATTTTTCAAATGGGCATCATGCTGTTCCTATAGATACGTTTAGGGGCGCTTCTCCTGTTTCTGATACGGAGTTGGCTTTGTTTTTTTTGCCATTCATAGGGTCAGGTGTTAATTCAGGAGCAGACAATCTTGAGTTTAGATTAACAATAACGGCAAACAAACACAAAGAGGTAATGCAAAGTATAGCTACTGAATTTAGCACAGGTGAAAAATATTTAATAACTATAGCGGATGTAGAAACTAGTAATTTTATAGACTCAAACATTACAGATTACACAATAGAGGCCTCTAATGCATTTGCTTGGGATGCAGGGTATTTAGGAAATAGAGAAAAAATAAAGTTAATACCAAGTGATTTTATAGCAGATGACGGTGGTAATCCTGTAATGATAGATGATACTGGTAGTGATAGGTGGGTGGAGTCTAATGGAACTAATAAGCTTTTTGCGTCAGTAGTAATACCACAGGGTTTTAAGGCAACTGCGGTTACAATATACGGTAGTGCAACTTCAGCTGTTACAGTATATGAAGCAGATATAGATAGCAAATCAGTTACAAGTAAAGGAACTGGAAATATAGGTACAGCAATAGATATCACAGATGTTACTGCAGGTAGTACTAATTATTTACTAATAGAATTAGCACAAGCTAGTGGTGAAGAAGTGTACGGAGGTGAAATAAGTATAGCAATAGTATAATGAAAAGGGTATTACAAAAATTTTTTAAACGCTTGCGCGTTTGGTTTAAGAATCACATTATAGACGAGGCGCCCGACGATATAAACTTGTAAAAAATATTTTGTATATTTGAATATTCTTTTCTTAATGTTTTAAATTATCATGTGATTAGGGGGTCATTCTGGCCCTCTTTTTTTTTATTATCTTTGTACAATGGAAAAATATGCTTTGTTTGTTAATAGCACAACAGATATGTTGTTGTTACCAGTAAAAAGTTTTATAGGCGGTAAAGTGTCTTCGGCTACAGTAGTTGACTTGTATTTTGAGAAAGCACCTTTGTCTTATAAAATACCACTTACAGTAGATAGCAGCAGGGGCGATATAGTACTTGAAAGTATTTCTGAAGTATTTAACACTTATCCTGAAAATACTATAAAGTTTTCTGATGTAGATTCTTTTTATGCCGTAGGTAGTGTAACAGCAGTAGGCACTTTTACTAAAATAGTAGTTAAATGAGATATCACGTAATATTTTCAGTTAAGGGTCATATAGAAAGGTTAGGTAAATTAGCTCCATTTGCTAACTCTTCTGCTACAGATTTAGTTCAATATTATGATTCTTCAGATAGTAAATATATAGATTTTGCAACTTTAGATATAAAAGTAGGTGACGAAATATATTTTGTTAAAAAAGAAAAAAATGCATTTGGAAAATTTACAAATAAAAAAACGAATACAAAAATAGGAGCTGTTTCTTCGGTATCTACTGCTAGAGTAGTTTCTAATACTGCTATAGGTGAAGATTTGTTTGAGCAAAATAAATTAGCAAGTGCGGAAGTATTTGTTACAAGAAATTTAAACAAAACGTATGAAATGTATTCGTATCCAGTAGATTGTTATATAGGTGCGGCTAGATACTCTAATTCTATATTGTCTTTGTTTTTTAAAAGAAACAATGATTTAATAGATGAGGTAAGAATAAACACACCTAAAGAAAGAACCACAGAAGTATTAAATTTAATTTTAGCTCAATTTTCAAACCCAAATAAAAGACATTACACCGAAATAGGTAATACATTATTAGGGAAACGAAGTTCTATATTTGTTAGTGTTAATAAAGTTATAACATCTATTGCTAAAAACATAAATTAACATGTTGTCAAAATTTCATATCTTTGACATATGCTAATGAAAAAAACTAAGTATGGTCAGGTTCACAAAACCTTAAGGGGAAATCTGTACCATAATACATTTTTTAAGGATTTTGAGGGAATAATGGAGAAAGAAGAAAAAATAGCGTTAGAACTTGTTAATTTAGGTTATGTTATAACAAAAAAAATAATAAGTTATGTAGGGGGAGGTGTATATAATGGAGTAGATACATACTTAAATTATGACACTGGAAAATACGAAGTAGATAAATACACTTATGTAGAACATGGTGTATGGAAATTAAAATTTAAAATTAAAAAAAATAATGGCAACACTTAAAGTTACACACACAGAAGACATTGTTATAGATGGAAGACAACAAGGCTCTACTAGAACTATGACATTTGAAAATATAGTAAGTACATTTACAAGAACATTTACTTTACCGCAACAAACTTTAACAAGCATATATACTACAGATGTTGTAGGAGAAGCAGGAAGTCAATTTGATGATGCTGCTTTAAAATATGTTAGAATTACAAATTTAGCAAATGAGCCAATAATAATTAATATTATAGGGGAGGGTGATATGGATTCTGCTTTTGAAATACAGCCAACAGAATCTTTTTATTTATATTCTCATAATCGAGTAACAAGAGTTGATGATTCTGATGCTATAGCAACAAATGAAATAACAGATTTAAAAGATATTGATGAGGTAAAAGCATATTGTCCTAGAAACACAGCTAAACTAGAAGTTTTTGCAGCAAGTACACAATCTAATTTTTAAAATATGGCTACATTAACATCAACAATAATAGAAACATTAACATTAGATGGTCAAACTTTTGATTCTACAAAAATAAAAAGTATACAAAACATTACACAAGTTTTAAAAACTATAGTAGAATGTCCAACTAGTGAAATAAATATAGTAACATTTGCCTCAGCTGCAACAGGTATATCTACTTTGGACCAAGATGATATAGAATATGTAAGGCTTACTAATTTAGATTCTAGTAATTTTATTACAATAGGTATAGAAAAAGAAAGCCATGTTCCTTCTGTAGCTGCTTTTAGATTAGATGCAGGTAGAAGCTTTATATTACCTATATCTAATACAGCAACAGAACATCCACAGTTTTTTACAAGCGATAGTGCTCACGATTCAAGTGCATCACCTATAGATATAGAAACTATTACAGCTTTAGCAAATAGCGATACTTGTAAATTAGAAGTGTTTATAGCAATGAATACAACTACATAATATGTATTTATTAAATATTGATAAGCGGGGGCAAGCAGTAGAAACAGACGATAGTTTGTATGCGATAGAAGAGTTTAGACAGGTGGTTGAAGAACATGGATTGAAAGGAATACTTTGGGTGGCATTAGTTTGTGACTATGACTCTCCATATAGGCACTTTGTAGAAAGAGAAAGAGTAAAGTCGGTAAGTAAGGCTGTGTTTGATAAGTTTGAGTGGAAAGGTATTAAGAGTCAAAGTATAGCTAATGCAATATCAAAGTATAAAGAGTTGCAATTTGACCCATTAGATGCACAATTAATAGCATTTAATGAAAAAATTGATGAGTATACTAGACTTATGCGTACTGTTACAATAACAGAAGATAATGCAGAAAGCATGCAGAAAATAATGATAGGCATAGAAAAAGTCTTAAATACTAGACAAAAACTATTAGATGCCATAGAAAGAAGAGGCGAAAGAAAAAAAATAAAAGGGGAAGCAAAAATGAGCTATTTGGAGCAGCAGTTAAATATTAAAAATAATATTTAATGTCAAAAAATATAAAAAAATATTCTCCTGTTGTATTTCAGGGGATACCTGATTTGGACCCAGAATCTGTTACTTTTCAAGAATATTGGGAGGAACAGATACATAGATGTATGCACGGCTATAAGCCAAAAGGATTGGACAAAATAACAGGAAAACATTATTACTATTTAAATTTTTATAGAATTTTAGGTAATAGTGGTGAGGACATGGGTAATAGAAAAACTTTGATTGCTCCGTGGTATAGAGATTTAGATAAACTATACTTTGATTTGTTTGAACAATGCAAAGATGAACAAAAGGGAATGATTGTAATCAAAGCCAGAGATAAAGGTTTTAGTTATATGAACTCTGCTTTATGTGCTCATGAATATACATTCTATCCTTATAATGAGGTTGGAATAGCTGCAGGACTACAGGTTACTGCAGATTCGTTCTTTGATAAAGTAAAAAAAGGTTTAAATGCACAGCATAATAACTTTAAACATTCTGTAATTAAAGACTCGTCTGATATTGTTAAAAGTGGTTATAAACAAAAAACAAAAGACGGAAAATGGATTATAGGAGGCTATCAATCGGCTATACACTGTAGAACAATGTCTAACCCTGAAGTATTTAAGGGTGAACGTTTAAGTGTTATGGTATTTGAAGAAGCTGGTGAGTTTAAAGAGTTACTAAATGCATACATGTCTTCTAAAGCTTGTTTTATGGACGGTAATGTACAATTTGGTGTACCTGTTATTGGTGGTACGGGTGGTGATATAGAAACATCATCTAAAGATTTTATGGAAATGTATTACAATGCAGATTCATTTAACTTAATACCTATGTTTATACCAGCTTCTGTATGTTACTATGGTTTTTTTAACACAAAAACTGGTGTAAGTGATGAAAAAGGAGCAAGAGAAGAATTGTTAAGTGAAAGAAAAAAATTAGAGGGTAAAGATAATAGTAAAGCTTATAATTTACATATACAAAACTACCCATTAACTGTTGAAGAAGCATTCTTAAAAACTAAAGGTAGTAGATTTGATTTAGCTCTTATAAACGCACAACGAGGTAGAATAATGAGTCATAGTAGATTAGAGACACAAATACAAAGAGGTAGACTAGAGTGGGTGTTTGATGATGAAGATGGATTTGTAGATGAGGTAGAGTGGATAGCAGACCCAAAAGGTCCATATAAAGTTTTGGACCACCCTTTAGAAGAATATGAAGGATTGGATATAGGTGGTATTGACTCTTATGACCAAGACACAGCACAATCTACATCTTCGTTGGGTAGCGCTATAATATATAGAAGATTTGTTTCTCCAGATGTACCTAGCGATTATGTTGTAGCAGAATATACAGAAAGACCAAAAACTGCTGAAGAATTTTGGGACGGATGTCTAAAATTAGCCGTATATTACGAAGCAAAAATGCTCATTGAGTATACAAAAATTGGTATTATAGATTATTTTAAGAGAAAAAATGCTCTTAAGTATATGAAAGAAAAACCAAAAACTGCACACGCGCCTGGAACCCTAACTAGAAATAGATTTGGTTTACAAATGAACAAACAAACAAAGGCCGTTATGGAGCAGTACATGGACGATTATATTAAAACTAATGTTGATGATATATGGTTCATTGATTTGTTAAATGAGCTTGCTGATTATGGTACAAGAAATACGGATAGGGCTATTGCCTTTGGATTATGCTTAATACATAACGTAGATATATTTCGTGTTCAGGCAAGAGAAAAAGAAAATAAAAATAAGAAACTTGGATTTGTTTACTATAAAAGAAAAAATGGTAGACTTGTCCCTTTTAAAGATTAGGATATGCCATATAATAATTTTCCTAGGCAACTGCTTAGTGACAAAGAAAAAACAAAAGAATGGTGTGAGCAAAATTTAGATGCTATGGCACCTTATATAGCTCAATACAATAACAATTTATATATTAACGATAGATATAAAGATATTCGTAATTATCAAGCCTATCATGGTCATTTTGACCCAAAAGATTACGAACATGTTACTGACCAATATGGTACACCTTTTCCAGCTAGAATGACTAATTATAATATCATAGCTCCTAAAATAGATTTATTAACAAGCGAAGAACTTAGAAGACCAATGGAAACTAAGATAAGTTCTGTAAATAGAGATGCTGTTAATAGAAAACAAGATTTTAAAGTAGGGTTAATTTTAGATTCTTTATTAGGCGATATTAAAAAAGAGATAAACGATGTTATGGGTATGGAGATAAATCAAAACAATGAAGATTTTGAAATACCTGATGATATAGAGCAGTTTATGAGATATACTTATAAAGAAGCTGTTGAAGAAGTGGCAGAAGATGGTATAGAATATTTAAAACAAAAGTATCGTTGGAAAGAAATATTTAAAAATGGTTTTAGAGATTTATTAGTATTAGGTAAGGTTTTTTATAGAATAGAGGTAAAAAATGGAGACCCTTTTGTTAGAAGGGTTGACCCTAGAAATATAGCTTTTGATTCTGCTATAGATACTGATTATATAGATGAATCACAGTGGGTTATAGAACAAAGATGGTTGAGTGTAAACGAAATACTAGATGAGTTTGGTGAAGAGTTAACAAAAGAAGATGTAATAGAATTAGAAAAGATGAGACACATATCATCTGGAACAGAATTGGCACATTACAACACAAGTATGGAGTGGTTAAATTATGATTCTGCTAGTGGTGTAAGAATTAGAATAATACAAGGGGAGTGGAAATCGATAAGAGCTTTAAAATTTAAAGTATCTCCAAACAAATATGACCCTGCTAATCCATTTAGAAAAGCTGTAGCTGATACATATAAGGCTAGAAAGGGAGAACAAATAGAAACTAAGTACGTAGATGATATTTGGGAGGGGACTAAAATAGGTGGCAGAATAGCTGTAAGATGCAGAAGAAGACCTAATCAAGTAAGGTCTGTAGATGATGCTGGTTCTACACCTTTGTCTTATGTAGGCTGTACTCATAACATGTCTGCAGGTAGAGTAACTAGTTTAGTAGATGTATTAAAGCATATACAAGTTTTATATAATGTTGTAATGTATCATATAGAACTTACTTTGTCAAGAGCAGGTGGTAAGGCTGTAGTTTATGATGTTTCACAAATGCCGTCTAATATAGGTATGGACATGCAAACAGTATTATATCATATTAAAAACGATGGTATAATTCCTATAAACTCTAGGGATGAAGGGGCAGATACTGCAAGATTTAATCAATTCCAACAAGTAGACTTTACTTTATCTAATTCAGTACAACAACTTATTAATCTTAAGTTAATGTTAGAACAAACAGCAGGTCAGGTATGTGGTATATCTCCACAAAGAGAAGGAGCTGTATCGCAATATGAAGCAGTAGGTAATGTACAAAGAACTGTAATACAATCTAATTTAGTTACAGAAAATTGGTTTTTTCAACATTCACAAGTTAAAAAACGTGTAGTAGAAAGAGTATGCAACTTAATGAAGATTTGTTGGGCAGAAGGTAAAAGAGCTGGATTTATATTAGGAGATGGCGCATTTAAATTATTAAATATATTACCAGAGATAGCTTTAAATGACTATGGTATATTTATTAATGAAGGTGGTAAAGATGATGCTATTAAACAATCTATTACACAATTATCTCAAGCTGCACTACAAAGTGGTAATTTAAAGTTATTAGATGTTATTAAAGTATTAAAAGCAGATACTTTAGTAGAAGCAGAACATGTATTAGAAAATGGATTGAAAGAAATGCAACAACAAGCTCAAATAGCTCAACAACAACAACAAGCTGTTTTACAAGCACAAGCACAACAAGCTGAGGCACAAAGACAACATGAAATTAATTTAAGAAGTATAGATGCTGAAGCTAAAATTAATGTAGCTAGAGAGAATGCTAAAGGTAGAATAGACGTTGCTAATATACAAGCTGATGTAGAGGCGGACATGAACGCTGATAAATTAAAAACCGCATTACAAAAAGAGTCTGTAAAAGCAGAATATGATATGGAAAAAGAAAAGAATAGAATAGAAAAAGATAAAAAATAAATTAACTATCTTTGTACAAAGCAAAGAGCAAAAATTAAAATTATGAATACAGAACAAAAATCAGGTGAAGACCTAATAGAAAAGGTTGAGCAAGAAACTGCTGAACAAACGGAAAATAACACAGAAGAATCTACTGCATTTGACCCTAAGGCATTTGCTGGTAATGAGGAAGTTGTTAAAGAAGAAGTAGAATCTTCAGAAGAATCTGAACAAGAGGATGATGAAGAGGTTGATTCTACTGAAGAAACAGATGAGGATGGTTTTGAATGGGGAAGTGTAGAAAAAAAGGCTGAACAGCCACAAGAAGAAGATTGGGACCCAAAACCAGAACAAAAAAAAGAAACAGTTGAAGAGGCTGTTTATGATTGGGAAGCACTAGGACAAGAACTAGGTCTTGATGCTAAGAATGAAGAAGATTTTAAAAAAGCTGTAAAATCAGCTGTTAACAAAACTGTTCCTGTTAATGATACTATACGTAACATGGAAGGGTTTTTAAAGATGACAGATAAATCACTTGTAAAAGCTGATTTAGAGGCATCGGGTTTGTCAAAAGAAGAAGTAGGAGACACAGTGGATAGATTAGTAGATTCAGGTTTATTAAAAAGAGAAGCTGTGATGATTAGAAAAAACTTGCAAAACTACATATCTAACGAAAGAGATAAAGTGGCAAGACAAGAGTTAGAAAAAAAACAAACAGCGGAGAAAGAGAATTTACAAACAAGAAAGTCTTTACAAAAATATATAAAAGAAAAGAAAGATTTTTTTGGTGGTAAGATTAAAACACAAGATAGAAAAGAACTTTATAACTACATAACATCAGGAAATTTTGCCGATGAGGTTTATAGCAATGTTGCCAATGTCGCCGATGCTGCCTTTTTGTGGAAATACAAAGACAAGATTTTTAAGATGTTACGTGGTCAAGGAATGGAGACGGGCAAAGCCTCTGTAATAAATAAAATTACTAATCCCGACCTTGGTAGAAGAAGTCAACGAAATGAAACAAAACCGAAAGGAGGTTTCGACCCTGTTGAGTTCATGAAGTAATGAATAAAAGTTCGACGAATTTTTTATTTGTTGCAAAATTAATATTTTGTTTAACAATTAAAACTTTGAAAAAATGGCAAAAGTTTATTCGGGTACGTATGGAAAGGACACTACTGATGAAACGGCTTTAGTAACCAACCTACTTAAATACCCAGAAATAGGTAAAAAACTTATTCAACAATACCCACGTTATTCTCTAACATATTTGTTAGAAGCTGCAGGAAGAAATGCTGCAGAAAAAATTATTGGCGATTACGCTTTCGAATGGAAGATGATGGGCCGATACAGAAAACCAGCTGTTGCTGATGGTTCTGACCAATCTTTATCTGCTTCTGCAGGTGCAACATTTACATTTATTATTGACCATGAACCAAGTGCTGGAATTTATGGAGATAACTTAAATGTTAATGATGTAATAAGATTTTCTGATGGAAGTACTGCTTTAGTAACTAATGTTCCTACAGTAACATCTTCTGATTCTACTAACACAATTACCGCAAGAGCTATAGATGCAATATCTATAACTTTAGTAGCAGGTGATATAGTTGGTTGTATTGGTAATGCATTTAATCAAGGCTCATTAGCTTCTGAGGTAGGACAAAACTACATGTATCCAGATACTTATAAAAACTGGTTAACTCTATCTCGTAAGAAAACTAAAATTATGGGTTCTGATTTAACTGATGTTACATGGATTGAGTCTAATGGACACAGATTATGGTACTTTACTAAAGAACAGCAAATGACTGACCAATTTATGTATGAGCTAGAACTGCAAAGATGGTATGGAAAAAAATCTAGTACACAAACTGCTCCAGGATATCCAGGAGACACTGGTCTTGACACTGGTGAGTTTGTATCTGGAGTTCCAATCATGGGTGATGGTTTATTAGCGCAAATTGATGGTGCTAATCAAGCTACATACACTGCTGGTGCTTTAACTGAAGAAGATATTGTAAACTTTATGGGTACATTAAATAAAAATGCAATTAACCCAGAAGGTAATGTTTACACTGTATTTACAGGAACACAAGGAAGAATTGACTTCCACAGAGCTATGAAAGACTTATTAGTTACTTTAGGTTCTGGAACACCTGTATTTGCTGGTAAACAAGGTATCACTGTAGAGTTAGGTGCTAACTTTAGCGAATACAATATTTTAGGAAACAAAATGATTCTTGCATATTGTCCAGTATTTGACGATGACAATTTACATAGCGCAACATCATCTACATTTGATTCTTCTAATGAATCAGGTAAGATGGTATTTGTTGACATGTCTATGCAACAAGGTGTTTCTAATGTAGAGTTAATTGCTAAAGGTGCTGAAGGTTTTAACAGAAGTTTTGTTAAAAAATATGTACCTGGTATGGTTAACCCTTACGATTACAATTCGATGATGGCTGCTAATGGTGATGATTTCTTTGAATGTCAAATTCTTTCTGAATCTGGTATTATCTTAAGAAATCCATTATCTTGTGGTATATTATCTAATTCATAAATTTAATTGATGGCGACAGGAGGTAATCTGTTTTACCTCCTCTCCCCGTCTTAACTTTTAAAAATTATAAAAATGAAATTATTATATTTTCAAACTGATACAGATGATTCAACAGCGTTTAATTCTGCTAATTTGTCAATGATAGACCAAAATGGAGACGGTACTGTAATATTAACTTTTGTAGGAGCTGGTGTTTCTGATGGTTCGTCTAAAACTGGTAGAGTTACTTTAAATGTTACTGGTGGTAAAGAAGATGTTGTTATTAAAGCTATAGCTAATGCTGCTGCTAATAACAGACAGGCTTTTGTTACTATCGCTGATGATGCTAACAGCACGTATTGTCATGGAGATATTACTTCATGTGGTGCTATTGAAATTACTCAGTAATAAATGAATTACGATTGGGGAGAAACACTTAACTCCCCTTTTCGTTTAAGAAATAATTAAGTGTTTAACTTTTAAAATAAATTAAAATGAAAGATGTATTTAGCGTAAGACGTTCCGCAGATAGCGATGAAGTCTTAAAATCAATTAATGGTTTATTGGTAAAGGTTATCACTCCTGCATATGACTCTAACGATATTACGTTGAGTGATAAAGATTCAGGAGCTATGGTAATTTTACCTGCTACTACTGCCACATCAACTATAACTTTACCAACTGCTGCAGCTGGTTTAAATTACAGACTTGTTATGGGTGCTGCTTCTAATAGTGCGCACACATTAACAATAGCTGGAAGTTTTATAGGTCTTGGTGTAGATGCTGGAGTTGTTATGCCTTTAACTGGTACTGATATTGTTATTGCAGCAAGTGATTTTAAAAAAGGTGACTATTTAAATTTTGTTTGTGATGGCACAAACTGGTTTGTAGAAGCTCAATTTGTAACTGCTGACGCAGCAACAGTATCATAAAACCTTATATACTTATCCCCTCTTCGGAGGGGGTGGGTATTATTGTTATGAGCAGGTATATATTAAAAATTAATCCCGATACAGGGAAAGTAGAAAAACACTCCGTGTCCTCTCAAAAAAGAGGGAGTGGTTTATTGATTAAAAAAAGCAGGCCAGGCTTGAAATGGACACACAAGAATGGACAAAAATTAAAATAAAAATATTATGAGCAAAAATGAACATTTAATATACTATAGAACAAAAAGCCCAACTAAAATGAGTTATGTGTTTTTTGGTAACTATAAAGATAAAACAGGTAGAATGCACACATACACTGATATAAATGGTGTAGCGCATAGAGGGTTTCCAAATACTCAACCTGTTATAAGATTGAATATACTTTTGGAACACCATAAATTAGTAGATGATTTTTTAAAAAACCATCCATTAGTTTTAAATAATTCTTGGTTAAGAGACGATTCTATTAAAAGACAAGAACAAGAGGCAAGTGCTATTATGACTTCTGCAAATGCTGTAATGGAAGCTGCAAAGTTAAATATGAAAGAGGTAAGAGATATTGCTAGATTATTAGGCTTGAACTTAGATTCTAGAGATGATATCTTAAAAGCTCACATATTAAAGATAGCTGCAGAGCAACCAGAAAACTTCATGTCTATATGGTTTGATGATAATAGACACTACAGATTGTTTATTTTAGAATCACAAGAAAGAGGTATTATTGTTTGGGATAAAGATACATTTAAGTATGGTTCACAAATTATAGGTATTTCTGAAGACCAAGTTATTAAATGGTTAAAAGATAATAAAGATATCCATGCTTTACTAAAACAACAAATGAGTGGTAATGGTAAGGTAGAAATGGATTTAGTTGAGCAGAAAGAATCTGCTTCAAAAAAAACAAGTAAAAAGTAATAATAAATGGCAAACATCTCTGGAATTAATGATGCTATAAATAGGGTAAGAACTATTCTAGATAGGGGTAACACTCCATGGATGTCTAACTCTGAAATAAGAGACTTTATCTCTATGGCTACTAATGAGTTCGTAAGAGAAAGAGTTAATATATTTGGGGCCACACAAAAACTAAGAGATGATTTGGGTGATTATGTTAGGACTAAAACGTTTACTTTTGATGAAGCTAGTAACTCTAGCCATTGGAGTAACGTTGGTATTGATATGGATACTATATCTAACCCTTCTTTTATTGAAGAAAATATTTTTGGTGAAGAAGTGGGTGTTGAATTTGGTTACTTGTTGGGAATCAAAATAGAACAGTTAAATGCAGTTTATAATGATGAAGATGTATTTACAGGTAACTATTCATCTAATTATGATAACTGTAAAGTTATTAGCTTAGATGATGCACAAGCTGTATTAGATGACCCATATAATAAGCCAGAGGTAGGTAGTTATCGAGCAGTAAAAATTGGTAACATATATTTTATATTGCCAAGTTTAGAACAAGAGTTTGACGAAAACGATAATTTAATTGTAGATTATAATTTTCATTTTGACTTTGTGGCTGATAACAATGACGATGAAGAGATAAACATTGCTAGACTACCTCAACATTCTAGAGAAGAAGTTTGCCTTATTGCTGCTAGAAAAATACTTGGAACAACTGCTGATGAAAGATATCCTGTAGGGGATAACGAAATCAAAGAGTTGAATAAATAATTTGCTCCCTGCTTTGTGATGAGGGGTAAGATTCGTTCTGCCCCTTGTCTATGCAGAAAAACATAAAATATGACATTAGACGAAATAGCATTTAATATTAAAAACATTGTAGAAGGTGGTATGCATGGCACTGACTCTAATATATCTACTAGACAGATAAAAGGCATGATACACTACCATAGAGCTCAGTTGTTAACTAAATATACTGATTCAGGTAGGTATCTATCAGAAAAGCTATATTCCTACAAAAGAGAAGCTATAACAAACGGACATATAGATTTACCAGAAATGGTAGGTTTTCCTAATAATAGAGCTTTAGTTAGTGTAATGTTAGAGGGAGTGTCAGGTGGTGATAATTTAAGTGATGCTACTATTGTACCTGTGTTTACAGAAGAAGATGCACAATTTCATTTACAGTCTAGATTTTCTCCAGTTAATAATGAGATATATGGAGTAATAGATGGCAGTCAAAGTAGAATCAATTTTTTCTTTAACGAAGGCGCAACTGGGTTTGAAGACTCTAGCTCTATTGTGTCTATTAAATATATAGCTTCTAAACCAGAAGACGGTAAAATGGGCTATCCTTTACCTGATGAACTAGTTGCTACATTGGTAGAAACAGTATTGTCAAAAGAGTTTAATGTTATGTTGACTGTAGGAAAAGACTACACTAATAATTCAGTAGACGACAATGTACAAGGAGCTAGAATTTCATTTAGTGCCCCAAGTGCTACGCCATCTGCTAATGCAAGGTCAAGAAGAGCAAGAACTAGATAATATGAACATAAGAAAATACAAAGACAAATATGTTTTATTAAAAGATGTATTTGAAAACATAAGGAGGGACATAAAAATCAAAGGGACAACTAAAGATAGACAGTTATCTTACACAGAATACAGGTCTATTGTAGGAGGTTTCTTTGACACTTTGATAGAGGATGTAGCAAGAAATAGAGATAAGGCTAGATTACCTAATAAGTTTGGAACTGTTTATGTAAAAAAATGCAAAAACAAAAGAGCTTTTCACGTTAGGTTAGATATTGTAGAAAGTGAAAGAACAGGTGAAGTGGTTAAATACAAAGTACCTATATTTACTGACTACTACAATAAAGTTGTTTGGTTAAGACCAGCTAGATATAAAAATTGTAAAATACTTCCTTTATCAAGATTTAAAAAAGTTATTAAAGAAGTAAAAGAATATTAATATGAATGGACAAGCTGGAAAACGTGTTAGTGTAAAAAGGGTTGTAGCAAATGTAATAAGAAATATGGAGGTTCCTGATTCTGCTAGAATGTTTCATTCTTTTGTAGAATGGGCATTTGAAGCAGAAAGAAAAATAGGTAGCTATAAAACATTTGTAAAAAAAACAACAAGTTTAGATATAGAAAATAAACAAGCTACACTGCCAGATGATTTTTTAAGTTTAATAGATGCTAAAAGAGGAGGTTCAGCTTTTGATGATTATTTACATCAAACTAGTGCAACTTTTCCAGCAAATGTAGATAAACAAAATATGTTTTATTTTACAGAAAATACTATTAATTTATCTACAAGTGATATAAGCTCTATTGATATAACATATTATTCTGTAGACACAGATAGCGAAGGTTTTCCTACTATAGCAGATAATCATGAGGATGCAGTTTCTGCATATTTAATGTACAAATATAAAGCAAGAGATTATTGGAATGGTAAATTACCTAGAGCTATTTATATTGATTTAGAAAGGAATTGGTCTAGACTTTGTGCACAGGCAAGAGGTAATGATAATATGCCTACGCCAATAGAAATGAAAAAAGCTGCTGAGATTTGGAACACCTTAATACCTATTAGAACTACTAACGGATTACTTAATGTATAATGTCTACACCAGGAAAACCAAATATATTTACTAAGGGTATGATTAAAGACCTAGATGAAGGTCTACAACCAAAGGAATCATATAAAGACGCAAATAACATTCGTGTTACAAGCACAGATGGTGACAACGTTAGTATACAGCCATTTCCTAGTGACAGAAAAGCTATAGAGTTTACACAGTCAGTAAATCAAGTAGAAACTACTACTACTATCTCCTATTTAGATGGTTGGTTAAATGTCCCAGTAGTAACTTTAGGAGAAATAAACCCATATTATGAAACTAGTTTTTTTAATGGACAGTATTCTGACGTCACTCCTAATGTATCATTTTCTGGTTTTGGCACAAATAATGCAGATGGAAATGCTTTGAATGTTGTTATAACATTAACATTAGCTCAATCAGGAGATGTTGTTTTGGTAGAAGATTTGTCTGAGGTTGTAAATATTGCTGAATATTTAGGGATAGCTTTAGATTTAGATACAGCAATTTCAAATATTATAAATGATAATGAAACGCTTCCTATTGTAAGTACAGTTACTCACTCTGGTGAAGTGGGGACAGAATCAGATACTTGTGTATGGACATTTGTAAATACAGAAGACCCAGATAATAATGTAGTCAATATGTCTATTGATTTTGCCACTCAAGCTGATATTATTGTAAATACAGATGGAATTTTTGAAGAAACAACTGCAGAAATTTTTTCAGCTTACCTAAATCTATTTAGTTTAGATGAAATTATGAATATGTTGAGTGGGCTTCTTGACCAAGCAGAATTAGAAATACAAGGTTATTATAATAGTATAAACCAAGACACTTTTAGTGGTAACATTTTAAACATTCAACCACAAAGTATAAATAGTATAGTTGCTAATTTAGCAGC